CGTCAGTGACCAACGTGTTATTCAAAATCGCCTTAGAGATCATCCGATTGTGATGCTCGACAGCCATCTTGTAACCGACATCACCCTGACGAATAGTCTCCAAAAGCTCAACACTCATATCGTCAGGAATTGTGACTGCGCTCTGCTTCTGAATCTTCCCAAGAGTGCTCAGAAACGCCTCGCGAACAGCCACCGACGCGCCGCGCTTATACTTCCCAACGGCAGTAGGGGAACCGTATTTTTCAAGATACAGATTCCAAAATCGTTCAAGAAAGTCGAGACTCCACCAATGACGATATGCGGCCCTCAAATCTGACATCCCATAAGGATTCCCGTATTTGCCGCGATAAGTGTAAACCACGAAATATGACCGGGGATACTCCTTTTGCGTGGGAGTGTGAATCAATCCGATGATATTCTTGAACTCATCGACTTTGAACGCCCATTCGTCGGGATTTTTGTCTTTCAAGAACTTCGGACACCACTTACCGGCATACTTGCCGGACGTGATAGTGTCCCATATGAAGTTCTGAATCGAATAACCTTTCGCAAGAGCATCGCAGACGTTTTCAAGAACACCAGTCAAGGAACCGTCCATCCACTCAAACGCCCAGCGGCAAAACTCAGCGACCTCTTTCCCGCGCTCACCGTCACGCTTGTCAGGGACAACTTCCCAACCACGGGCCAGCACAGACGCCTTTTTGATCGTCAAAGCCGCCTGCACCTGTGAATTGCGCTCCATCTTGTCATAAACTTCAAGCCCTTTCGAGCCGACAAGCTCATCAGGGTTATAATAAGCCTGGAAACCACGCGCCAGACCAATATCTTCCCCGACCTCTTTGCGAGGAAGAGAAGATTTACCGAAGCTCACTCTCATTAAGCCCAAATTGATTACCAACTCTTTGTTCCCCCCCAACAGAAACGCCGACAGATTCGCCATAGCAACCGAACTGAAGAGATTGTATACCAATAGCCGAAGCATTGTCAACAAAGTCATCATTAGAGCCGCCTGGGAAGTCGCAAAGCTCTTTTTCAACAGGGACTAGCCACTCAGCATCTTGCAAATGATAAACCTGCCCACGACGATACTTCCGCAGCATCGTAATTGCCCGACTCACCTTCGATGTGTCCTCTATGACCTCCTCAAGAGGGTAACCGAGCGATTCCAACTCTTGAAACAGATTCATTCCGTGACTCTTTTTCGATACGCACAAAAAATCAACATTCCACGCACCGAAAAGACTGGCAACCTCGTCAACGTGCTCCGTCGTGTCAATATGGTCACGGTAAACGTGGCGCAAAAGCAACTCACCACCGGGACAAATGGCCCACACCGCAGAGCAGAAATAATCGTTCTTCTCGTCTTCGGTAGCCGCCGGGTCAACAGTTTGCACAGTCACACACTCGGACTTGTAAACCGCCTTGTCGCCAGAGGCAGACTTCAAAATAAACTGCGTTTCTGTTTCCTCGAAATACCGGAACCAAGCACGCTTGAACAACTTCCCAACTGCATCAGTAGGCGCTTGTTGGAACTGACAAGCCCAGAAGAATGAACCGATGTCGCCCTCGACCTCCTTTAACTCCTGATCGTCATACATCCCAGGCCACAACGGTTCACCGGGTTTTCGACCCAACAAGTCGTTCTCGACAGCCCGAGCAGGCAATATACACGTTTCCCACGGCATCCCACCATGCTCCATTCGACTCAAAAACCGACCAGTCTGATCGTCTTTGTGCCACCGGGTATGAATCAAAATAATACAACCGCCGGGACGCAAACGCGAACGAATGACAGACTTAAAAGCATTATCCACGCGATCACGCATAGCCTCACTACTTGCATCGTCCCAGTTTTTATACGGATCATCGACAACAATGACATCAGCGCGGCGACCAGTAACAGACGAATTGATTCCGCAGGCCATCATACCACCGCCGCGACCACTCGCCGTTTCCACCATCCACCGCGAGACGCTTTTCGAGTCCTTAGCCATACCAGAGCCAACAATCAGCGGGGCATACTCGCCGAACATTTGCCGAGCAGCCGAACTGTGCTCAGTCGCCAAGTCATCACCATAACTCAAAAGCATAAACTCACGAGACGGGTAACGCATCAAATACCACGACGGAAAACACCGGCTAAAAATCCAACTCTTGGCATAACCAGGAGGAATATTTATCAGCAACCGCCGTATTCGACGCTCCGCGATGTCCTCAGCCTTGCCGCATAACAAATCCAAATGAGAAGCATCCTGCCATTCAGGAGTCACAAGACGGCAGTAGTCCTTGAAGCTCTGGTATGCCAACGCCAGTTTGATTTTCTCCGCAGTCAAATCCTTCGGTAAACGAATCCCCGTCATTCTCGTCATCTGCACAGACCTCCACATCATCATCAGGAAACAATCTTGCCAACAATTCCAACTCTTCTCTCGAACACTTCCCAAGGTCACTATGAATCACGCCAGCGTGCAAGTGCTTGTGCTGAATGCGCTGGGGAGCATCCACACCCCATATCTTCCGAATGTCAGAAAGCGCACCGCGCATCACCTCAGCATAACGAGTATCCTTAGTTTCAAGCCACATCTGAGCAGCGGGAGTGTATATCTCAGCCCACAAGGCCATAGTCTGACGTATTGCCCAACTCTTGGCAATAACACCCGCCTCATTCTGCAAGTTCGCCAGCATTCGCCCCAGGGTGGACTTCACACGACCAGAGGGTAAACCAATCAAAGAAGCTATCTCGTCGTCAGTCAAACCGTCCAGACGACTTTCCCACATCAATTTCTCAAGCTCGGCACGCCGGTATATACTCGAAATATCCTTGACCAACGCACCAGCGACACGCACCTCGTCAGACCCCATAACAATGACCCTCCGTTTCCTTGCTAAAACTATACACTTTTGCAGAGATTGTTGCAACAATTTTCGAGGGGGCGGTCCCGGCACAACAAAAAAGCACAAAGAAACACGTTTCACCGACTCATCTCGCTCCGCGCTCCATTGAAACCGACCTCCCTAATCAGAATCTCATCATCATCAATGATGTTAAATAAAAAAAGAACGACAGTGACAGCAGAGAATAGAGTCGAGCACGACGACGCCACCGTAATGAAATAAATAATAATTTCCGTAATAACAACCATCGACTCAGCACGACAGCATACAGTGCGAGAGCAACGACGGACGACGACAGCGAGGCGCGTTCACTCAGCAACCCGGCAACCCCCCGGGCCAGGAACGGGGGGCGTCCTGCCGGGTCACTTCGTGAACGCGGTAAGGAGTGGGTGGGTGGGCAACCGACACATCACCGCGACAATGACCGGGGCAGGCTACGCCTTGGGGCGGCCCGGCGGCGCACCCTGCCCCTAGAAAGTGATTCAACGTCACGACGACAGCAGCAGAGCCGAGCAGCAGAGCCGAGCAGCAGAGCCGAGCAGCAGAGCCGAGCAGCAGAGCCGAGCAGCAGAGCCGAGCAGCAGAGCGCGAGGCGACACGGAGACAACGGCGAGGCCGCCCACCCACCAAGGATTGCACAGGCAATCACACGGGTATATTAGATTTGTATACAAGTGTCCATAACGACAACAAACCCCTCTATATAATGGATTTTTTTTGTTCTATTGTCCACATTTATTATAACGGGTATTGTTTGTATAGTAGTCTTACTCGTAGAACCTTTCCTAACACTTGACAAGATTAGTGTTCCGTTATTATAATAGTGCAGGATAGAAATAAAAAAATCCATATATATAGGGGGACAACCAAAATGACTGACAGAGTAAGCAAAACGCCTGTAGTATTTTCACGGAGAGCAGTGGACAACAAGGTCGTGGAATTAGTGCAAGAAGGCCCGTTTATCAATGTCCGACTTAACGGTATCGACGTGGGCGGCGTTCGCAAAGGCAGAAAACTATTGTCACAGGACGGCTGTTCTGCGGAACTGTGTCTTGTGCTCAAGGACTACGTAATTGAGTTGACCGACGAAGAAGAGGCCATTGTGCAGGGATTCGTCATACTAGGACACAAGCCGACTCCATTGCCGGAGTGACCACGTGACAAAGCCTCCGTGAGAGCAGTTTCACGGAGGCCATCGCCACTTAGAAGCCTTGCAGAGACGCCACAATGTTACCAAGTTACACCAATCAGTGTCAAGTGTCTTGAGCGTATTAGACTCAAGTCATTTAAGTTGAAACGCATCACATCATTTGTAAGCATCCGTCGATTCTTTGGATTATGAATAGTATCCGGCGAAACAATGTGCTGATCCGATCACGAGTTTGGCCCGTATGCCGCTACGCTCCTGCAAGTCTCTTCGACCAAGTCTTACCTGTGCACACGGTGCTTCGATTGACCGTTTCGCCGCCGCAAATGGCAGTATAGCGCGGCGCGCCCGAAGCGCAAGGGTAAAGGGCTTCGCCCCGCAAGCGCCCTTGCGCTTCGGGCTCTCCGCCGCGCAACCATCAAACTTGGGCGGCGGCGAAACTGGCTTAGGCGCACATTGTAAGACAGTAAAAAAGGGGAGAAAGGAAAGGAGTTGGGATGGGCGGGGTGCGCTTTGCGAAAATAGTGTGTCGAATGTGGTCGCCGTGCGGTGGGGCGTTTTTCCCCAAAATATTTTTCATTTTCGCTTGCCATATGTCCTCTTTCGTGGTATAATATCTTTGGTGGTTGGGGGCGCGCAGCCCCCTCGCCGTGGGGTGCATCTTGGTTGGCTCTTTGGTTTCGTTCCGCTCTGCTGGTGCGTTGTGTCCGTGTGTCGGGCGCGTTGTGTCCGTTGTTTCGGGCCTGTTTGGCCCGGTGTCCGTTGTGGTTGCGCCCTCGCCGTGGTGTCCCGCGTCGTGTTGGCCTTTGGCATCGCTTGCGCCCGTGTCCGTCCCTGTCGGCGCGGTGCGCGTTGTGCGCCTCGCGTCATAGTTTGTTCATATTGTGTGCTGTTTCAAGTGGGGTATTTTACCCCACATTTATTTAACAATTTCACTAGACAAATGGACAGTTTTAAGGTATAATATATATAGTAAAGGAGCATTCAATTGAGAAGATTTTTACATTCTTGCATCCCAATGGGTTCAATAGCTTTAGCATTCTGGGCAGCAGGCTTGAACATCTTCAGTGCTTTAATGTTCACTGCAATCGGCAGTATCTTGATTCACTTTTTCGTATATCGCACGGAGGAAGATTAAAATGAAAACACTCTTAACAATCATCTTACTGGCAGTATTTTGTGTATCAGCATTCGCAGCAAAGCCATTGCCAAAGGAGCCGGTAAACATCAACACCGCCACGAACGAAGTTCTTTGCACATTGCCGGGAATCGGCAAGAAAACAGCAGACAACATCATTGAATATCGCACAAAAACGCCTTTCAAAACAGTAGACGAACTTGACAATGTAAAGGGCATCGGTCCAAAGAAGTTAGCAAAAATAAAGCCATATGCAAAAGTAATTGTCACATTGTGCAAAGGAACAAGAGTCAACGACGAAAGGCTTGCAGTCCTCGAAGTGGACGGCCTTATAATAGGCTCAAAAGAAACACCTTTTGGTATTCAGTATGAAGTGGAATTGGAACAAGGCTGGATTGGAGTAGGCGACATTTACCTTGAATCAGGCGCAATAGTGCGAGTCCAAGAGAGCTTTGTGAGGGCATCCGAATGAAAAGATTTATCAACTTCAACACCGATCACTTCAGCGTTTTTGCTGAAGTGGTCGGAGAAAAAAAATCCGGTTTGTTGCGAGTCAGAATATATAGAGTCGTAGCGTTCGACGAAACCCAAGAGTGTTCACCACTCAAGCGAGGCGAAACAATCACGATTCAGGCATATCTTTGTAAAGACTGTAACCCCGACGAGAGTATAAAAAATTGCAAGGACGACAGGGTGAGGCGTGCATCGACAACGCTAATTGATCGGACAATTTACAGACTGGTAACATTCAAGTATTCCGTTCACGCAGTCGCGATTTTAGTATCACTCATAGCGACAATTAGCATAATGCACCCCGACACAATTCGGCCGGCAGTCGAGTTAACGCCGAAGCAGTGCATACTTCAACACGAGTCACGCGAGCGAGCGATTGGAAAGATTTTGCACGAGGAGGGCGGACGCTTGACCGACGCCGATTGTAAACGACTTCACAAAAAATACCCAGGCTATTTTAACGAGGATTCTTCACGCGGATTGATGCCACTCGAAGCGAACGCGACCGGCACTTACGAATCGTCAGTTGAGATTTTTTACGGCGAGGATTTGGAAGACGCGAATTGGTGACGACGACTCCTAATCGTCTCACCGCCGAAAGGTTTTCTTATCGACATATGTCTTTCGCGCTTTCTATACGATCGGGAATCCTGCCGAGTTCATTCTTTCGCGCTTTCTTAAAACCAGAAATCGGCCAGAAACCCAAAAAAACAACCAAAAAACCAACCCGGTCGGCTTTTTTTCAAAAAATTCCGCCAAAATCCGTCTCGGGCGGTTTTCCAGACCGATCAAAAAAATCAACTTTTTCAGAATTGCAAAAAACCGATTTTCAGCAAAAAAATTGAAACCAAAAAAAATGAAAATTGAAAAATCGCGCCAGAGCAGAAAAATCAAACGCACGCAGAAACGAAACGACGAGAAAATCACATAGGGCGGCATCACAAAGCACACTGCCCCATTTTCAGAAACAGGGGCATCAAGGAGGGACAAAAAAGACCCTCCCCCAATCTTGAAAATACTTCGCTAAAACACTTGACAACCGTATAGCGATATAGTATACTACTGGTAACAACGATATGTAGGACAAAATGCCTAGGGGATGCACTTTTTAGTGTTCCACGTGAAACGAAAGGGAAAAATGATGAGGACAACGAGAGTAACACTACTGCAATTGAAAAAGTATATCGAAGCAGGTTCACTAATAGTGACGGTCTTCCGCGATTGCTCCACTTCAGGTATGTCGCGATACTATGACGTTTATGCGCTCATAGACGGCGAGCTTTTGAGATACACCGGCACGGTGTCCAACGAGTGCGGATGCACCTATAATCGCAACCGGGAAGCACTGGTTGTCAAAGGCTACGGATTCAACGGGGCTGATGATATCATCGAATCACTGGCCCGTGAGCTAAAAATCGACAAGCAGTCGATCAAACACCAGGGGATATAGGACGATGCACACATTCACAACAGGCGACCATCAAATAAGCTTCAGGGACTTCTTGAAGCCGATGAGAATAGACGAGCTGCCAGAGGAAACAGTGAGGGCATTCACAGCGAACGCAAACCGCTTTCCAATGGGTCAACTCCTTGCTTGCAGTGAGCCAGAGGGCTTAGACACGCCCACCCTATTCTTGGACTGTGCACGCGGCGCCTTTTTCGTCGCCACAATAAACCTGCTACTAGATATGCACGCGGCACACCTTGACGCCCAGGCGCAAGAGCGACAGAGGAAAGCACTGCAGGCGCAACACTACAAGGCGCAGAGAACCGCGCTATATGGCGGTTCTGCCGCCTCACGGCATTTGGGCAGGGTATCGGACATTATCAGGCAGAAAACGGCCAGAATCATTAATGCAGCGAATGGGGTATCGGAATGAATAAGGCAGAGGCGAAAAAATTAGTGTATCAAGCACTAGCAGTATATCTAAACACGATTTCCAACAATTCGGCAGAACCAGCAAAAGAACTTTTACCAGACGCCGAATTGAGCGAAGCCGATGTGAAACGAATCAATAACGCAGCATTCAGAGTGGAACAAGAATGCTGGAATAAAAGCGAAAACGCACCGGATTTATGGGGGAGTGACGAATGAATCCAGTAATAGTCGAAGTGAAGTTCACAGAAAGCTTAACCAGATTCTGTATACAGGATACAGATGCCGGAACGGCCTTATGTGCAGACCGGCAATGGAAAGACGCCGGATGTGTTCCGTTGCGCAAGATACTATTTTTCAAAACGCACGAAGAGGCATTCGAGACACAGCAGAAATACAGACCGGCACAAGTAAAGCCTTACGACTTTGTGCCAGTCGTAGACCCTGACCCAGACGATCCATACAAAGACTAAGGAGCAAAAAAATGATTATCGTAGTAAACAGAAGCGGTTATAACGGAAGACGATATTCCAAGCCTTGGATTGCAATTGTGACAGGATGGGATGTCGGACAAGAACGACCGGAAATCAAGTTCGGTGCATACATTGGCAACGACAGAGGTGGAGTTCTTGAGATCGAAGCGGAGCCGGGTGACATTATCAGGATGGGTCAGCGGGACTTACGAAATTCCAAATACACTGAATCCGATTGGTATATTGTCAGTGGTGATGCAGATACGCTAGGTAGTTTGATGAAAACAACACCAGCAGAAGCAAGAAAAACAGTGCGGGAGAAACAGCAGAAAGGAGCCTAGAACATTGAAACAGCCGGTTGTAGCAGTATGCAAGGAGTGCGGCAAACCGGCAAGGAAGCCAATAGAAATCATAGGTTGCACAGTATGCGGCTCTTGCGCCTTGCAGTTCGCCGTAAGAGTCGCAGGAAGTGACGGAGACTATGGAGACAATATTCAAGATGATGATCCGATTTGTCGAATGGACATTGATAAGGAGAGAAAATGAGCCAGCTAGGTTTCGAGGAATACAACCCGTGTGGTCGCGACCGCACCCGTTTCGAGAGTCAGGAAGACTTCTATGAACGATGCGCACGTGACCGGCACGACGCAGAGCAGCACGAGGAGCGCGAAAGACAGCGCAGAGCGGAAGAATGTGAGACAGTCGAATGAGAGAATGTAAATGTTGCGCCACTTGCAAATACAAGAACGTTCTACACAATGAACTGCCTTGTATAAATTGCTTAAGAAGAAGCATGGCTGACGAATGGGAACCAAAAGAGGACAAGGAAGAGGAAAAGGCAGAGGAATGAGACTCGAACTAAATCATATCAAAGAGGTTTTCCCGATACTCTGCCGCATTCCAGACAACGGCTTGTTGTTCGAGCCGCGTCATATGGCTATGGCGTTTATGAGTATGAACGGCGGCAGATACCCTGCCGCCTGGGACATAGCCGCAGTGCTCAGCGACATCATTGAAGATGAGCCATACTCTAAAACAATGCTTCGCTTGCAGGGCTACAGAGCCTTACTCGAACAGTTCTTTATGTTCGCCGACAAAGCACCAGGGGCATACGTCAGAGCGGCAGTCACGGCGTCGCGGGGCATTGCCAAAGGCGCGAACGGATACCGGAAGACGCTTGTACAATACTCAAAGCGGAACCGATTAACGATTCCCGATAGCCTGCTTCAAGAGCTACCCGACCGGCTTTCGACAATTATTCGCGTCAGGATAACTGAGCCGGAAATGAAGCACTTGAAAGCCCAGGCCCAGGCAAAAGGCTACTGCCACAACAACGGAAACGCGAATCTAAGCGCGTATATCCGGCATAGACTTCTTGACTCAACAGCATCAATAATAGAGGAGCAACGGCGATGATAGTGAAAGACTACCACGAAGAAGAAGCAATAGACATAGACAAGGTGCTAGACAAAGACGGCGACCTTGGCATAACTTTCTTCCTAGATGACGGGGAGGACGAACAAACAAAATGGATTCCGAGAAAGAACGTCATAGCACTTCGCGACCACCTAAATCTTGTGTTAGGAGCAAACAGAACAATGACACCACCAACACCTTACGGAGCCTATGCGCTATGCGCGCTCGGCGGCTTTTTTATCGCCATTCTGGTTGAGTCGATTCTGCCGGGAGCTATGCAGAAGCTTGTGCAAACAATTGAGCCATTGCCCAAAAGCACAGTGTTTGACCCGATAGAATATACAGAAAAGCAACTGATCGCATCGGGAACCGGAGAGCCGAAAGCGATGTTGTCTTGTCAGAAATGTTTGCACAGGAGCGGGATGCCGTTAGAGGCTTACCCTTGTTCTAACTGCTACGACCATAGCCAATGGGAGGCAATCGAAGAACCGAAAAGCTGTTCGACGTGCAACTACGAATGTGACTCACTCGATCCCGACGAAGGCTCACCGTGTTGTTTTTGCTTGGGCATGAAGAAATGGGAGCCGAAGAAATGAAAGCACCTTGGTTTTGTCCGCATTGTGGAATGCCAGCTTGCAACAATATGTATTCGTCGGCAGGAGGATACACACGGGTAATGATGGAATGCGGCACGGAGATAACCATAGACGAATACGACGACAATGCCCCATGGAAGACTTGGTTGATAAAAGAATCGACAAAATGCGCGGATAGGCAGAGGGAGCAAAAGCATTGAAAGAGGCAGACATCCAGCGCAACATCATAGCAGCAATCAAGAAGCGATTTGGGCAATATTGCGACGTGACAAACAACCACGGTTCAGCATTCGCGACAGCAGGGACACCAGACCTCACCATATGCATTCTGGGGATATCCGTATACATAGAGGTGAAAGTCCCAGAGCACAGGGTGAACGGGAAACTGGTTGCAAGGACAGAACCGACGGAATTGCAGCAGAGGAGGATAAAAAAACTCAGCGACGCACGAGCGATTGTCGGTGTCGCATATTCAGCAGAGGACGCGCTTGCACTGTGCGAACAGGCTATAACGAGAGCGATGTTACTTTACCCTCACTTCGGCATCGACCAACTTTTTACTTGACAAATGTGTGGACGCCTGTATACAATACAGACGAGCTTATAAAGCAAAGGGGGAATGAACGATATGGGCCGTGGTAAATTCCTTGGTCACTTTGAAGCCTTGGCAGAGGAAAAAGCCAGGGCAGAAGGTTACGCAGACCTCAAGACAATGCTGAAGTTCTTGATTAACTCAGGCGTCAAAAAGAGCGAGCTTGCGAGAACGTTCAGCGTCAACAGACACACCATTGACAATTGGCTTGCAAAGCGCAAGCTGGAGTATGTTCACCGCGCACGATACGCAGACTAAAAGGAGCAGAAAAAAATGGAAAGAGAACAGTTTGAAACTCTGGTGGAAGAAAGAGCGGCTTTGAAAAACCGCTATCAGGACGGAAGAGAAAAGCTCGACTTGATCCGCGAAGCACAAGCAGACGCGATCAAGCGACTGAATGAATGGAACATTCTAGCCACTTCGGAAATCGCCAGTGAGACGGACGACACCGGCAAGGCAAGATTTTCCAACCAGGAAAAACGCAACGCCGAGCTATTGACGCGCCAGATGAACTCACAGGACTTCGCCGTATTGGAACACGCGATAGGAGTAATAAACAACGATATCGCCGGAGCCATGAATGCACAGGCGAGACTCGCCATTGAGATCGACACAAAGACGATTCTCATTGACTACGAACTGAGCCACGGCGACATTGAAATAGCGACCGAGCGAGCGGTGAAACGGTTCTTCGCAACGCGAATACAATAACGACATCGAAAGGGGAAACCAATGACACAGCAGCAAATAGCGGAAACAAACGAGTTCAAGGGCTTGACAGAACTTCAGCTTGCGGAGAAGATAATCGAACTATCGCAAGACAAGAAGCGAGTCGCCGGAGCGTTGAAGCGGACAAAAGAAGAACTCTCGACGCGAATCATCAACCAGGGCAAAACGGAAATGACGCTCGATGACGGGCGCACAATTTGCATAAGCCCAAAGATGCTCACGGAATACAACGTGACGACGCTCAAGAGCCTTGAGAACTGCATGGACATACAGAAAGTATTCCAGGTGGTGAGACAAGTCCCATCGGGGAAACAGCTTCAAGCCTTGTCGGACATCGGCGGGGCATCAGCGAAAGCCGTCATAGCCAGTGCGAAGCACAAGGTGGAGACGGACACAAAAATCCTGAAGATCAAGCAACCGCGCAAACCAAGGAAAAGAAACCGATGATCGGTAAAGGCCCGAAGAGGTGGCCGCACCAAGTGGAGGCACTCCGGTTTATTCACCAACACCGGGGAAGCCTCCTCTGGGTTCCAATGCGAGCCGGAAAAACCAGGATAGCCATAGACTACATCCAGAACACGGAGCCGGGTAACACGTTGATCGTATGCCCACACAAAGTCATCAGGGTATGGTCGAATCAGTTCGGGATGTATCTTGAAAAGCAATACGACTATGGACTATGGACACTGGGAGATGTATCAATCGCAGACAGAGCGCAAATAATCACGTCGGCTCTTACAGATACAACATTCTCGCACAAGGTTTTCGTCGTGAACTATGATGTAATTGCAAATGAGCCGTTGGCATCAACATTGATGAAAACGAAGTGGAACCGAATCATATTCGACGAGGTTCATAGACTGCAAGCCCCAGGCGGCAAACAAAGCCGATTCACCGCGAAGCTATGCAAGAACGCGGAAAAGGTCATAGGCTTGTCAGGGACACCAGGAAACCCGTTAGGGAATCCTCAGAAGCCGGAAATGAGAGACGCGGGGATTCTTGACCTTTACGGGGTTATGCGGACACTCGCGCCGGGACTCTTCGCATACAACTACGAGGGTTACAAACGCAAGTATGGGGTGTGGAACGCATTCACCCCATTCCCGAAGATTGAGGGATATCAGAATCATCAAGACTTCGATTACCGGCTTGCACAGGTGTGTTATCACGTGACCGAAGAGGACTTGTGCTACACTCTGCCGGAAGCCATTGAGCAGATACGACCAGTGACATTGCCGCCAGCCGTGCAAACAGCGTATGCGACGATGGAAAATGACCTGTATGCGGACTGGGACGACGAGGAAATGACGGCATCGAATGCGCTTGTCAAGCAGCTTCGACTTCAGCAGATGACGGCGGGATTCTTTCAGCCGGACGCAGAGACACCAGAGCAACTTATCCATACGGAGAAGTTCGACGCAGTAAAAGAAATCATCGAAGACATTCCAGCAGAGGAACGGGTGATAGTATTCTGCCAGTTCAAGCCGGAAATGGACGAGTTGACAGCGCGCCTTAAGGCGACAAAGCGAAGCATCTTTCACATTCGCGGAGGCGTTGACACCTCCGACTGGTGGAAAGAAACTCCAGGTGCAATTTTAATTGTGCAGATTCAGGCAGGCGGGGAGGGCTTAGACCTCTCAATGACAAACTATTGCATTTACAACTCACTATGCCACTCATTGAGGGCATATCAGCAGAGCTTCAAAAGGCCGATGAAAGCAAACAAAAAACATCCCATCGCATACTACTATGTGATGGCCGAGGGAACGATTGACGGGGACATATACGAAGCTCAGCAAGCCAAAGAGCAAGTAGTTGATTCAGTCCGACAGCGAATGAAAGCGAGGCATTAACACAATGGCAAAACAAACAACAGCAATCACAGAGTTCGACGCAAACAAGTTCCCAGTGTTGGCACCGGAGACGGCACAAGACGCGATCAGCGTCATAGCCGACAATATGGGCAACGGAGGTCTTTCAGTCGGCGACCTCGACAAAATCACGGTTCCACCAGGAGGAGGAACGACGTTCGAGATTCCGACCGTTGACGGTGACACAGAGCCGTCAAAAGAGATCAGCGGTATAATCCTACTTGCCACGGAGGGCAAGGGGCTTTGGGCGAAGTCGATGGAAGAGGAACCAGGAGCACCGCCGGTATGCTATTCTCACGACTGCGTAAAAGGATTCGGCGACCCGCTAGGAACCGGAGAGCCGAAAGAATACCTTTGCGCAACCTGCCCGAAGAATCAATGGGGAAGCTCGACAACGGGAACCTGCAGAGGAAAAGCCTGCAGAGACTTACGCCCCCTGTATCTCTTACGCGAGGGAGAATACCTGCCGATAGTCGTCAGTGTCCCACGCAAGAGCCTGAAGCACATCAAGAAGTATATGCAGAGGTTATCAGGCAAGGGAATCCCATACTATGGCTGCGTGACGAAATTCACACTGACAAAGGTGTCAGGGACGGGAGTTCCCGACTATAGCGAACTCATTCCGTCATTCGTTGTGATGCTCGACAAAGACCAACGGGCAGCGGTGAAAGCGTATGCCGACAAACTGAACCAGGAAGTAAAGCAGTCCGCACCGGCTCAGTTCGACAACAAAGCAACAAACGGCGACGACTATGACCCGTTCGCCGACGAGGCAGGGCCAGAGGAGCCAAGGCCGTAATCTTCCCTGCAAATCTCAACAGTGATAGAATATAGACCCCCGCGGCTGGTTGTTAGCCGCGGGGAGATCATAGAGGAGCGAGGGCGAGCGGTAATGACGGGTTTGTTGGAAGCCATTTTTGCAGGGAAGCCAGCTGACCAGATGATTTTAGTCTGGGAATTACCATCAAAAATCAGTCGATGGTATAAAGACGTTTCAGAAATCGATACATCAAAGTTCAAGAATGATACTTACTTCGGCGTTGGAACAAGAGCGCCGGGACTCACAGCGGGGCAACGCGGGGGAAGTAATCAGGTCACGGGAATAGGCGCATTGTGGCTTGATATCGACGTAAAAGGCCCGGCACATCAAAAGGGGAACATACCAGAAACGGGGGAAAAGGCTCTTGAACTTCTGGGAAACGCTTTCGGAAGCGGAGAAGAAAAACTTACTCCATCTATTATCATCAATTCCGGCCACGGTTTTCAAGTCTATTATCTTTTGCGAGAGTGGGCTATTGTTACCGACGACAACCGCGACCTCATCACATCCATATGCCTCGGACTAAGTGAAAAATGGCGAGCGCATTGTAAAGCGCACGGATACGACGCGGACTCTGTTCACGACCTCAGCCGGGTTATGAGGCTTCCAGGGACAATGAACCGCAAGGAAAAAGACAAACCCGTCCATGTCGAGATCATAGAATCAAGTGATAAGCGTTACACCATTCAATCACTCGCCGCGATGTTCTGTGCAAACGTTGAACCACCAAAGGCGAAAGCCGAGGTTTGCACAGTCCCGAGGGAGGCATCAAAGGGATTCCCAGCAGAGAAGTTCGAGGCTCTACTACTCACGGACAAGAACATAGAACTTTCTTGGAATAGAGAACGCGAGGACTTCACGGATAAGAGTCAATCGACTTATGATATGAGCCTAGCGCAATATTGCCTCAGAGCGGACTTCACACCACGGGAAACCTACGAGGTTCTTGTTGAAGCACGACGCAGAGGCGGCGGCACGGAGAAAGCCCGTTCGTATTATGAACGGACAATAAACACGGTCATAGAGGAAATCAAAAAGAGTAGGGGACTATACGACTCGGCAGAAGAGGCGTTCGCCGCCGCATCAGAAGACTTGGGTTTCGAGATAAAGAACCTGATCCGATTTGATTCAGAAATACCAGCATACTCGCTCATGTTGGGCGACGGCCGAATTGTTCCACTGGGGACAATTGAGTGCTTGACTTCACAAACGAAGTTTCGCAACCAAGTTGCCGCCGCAGTCGGGATTTTACCCAAGAAGATAAAGCCGGAGGCTTGGGAGAACAGAGTCAGAGCACTTCTCGCAACGATCCAGCACGACACCGCAGGCTTTGAAACCACCACAACAGGAATGGTTATGGAATGGTTGCAGGCATATCTTCAAAACGTAGTGATTCACGAGACACGGGAAAACGGACTCACGGACGGGCAACCGTGGAGAGAGGAGGGACGAGTGCATATAGTAGCCGCGCCGTTCAGGGCATGGTTAGCAATTCATCTGCAAGAGAAAGTCCCAGTGAGAACGCTTGGACTGGCTTTGAGACAAATCAGGGCAGAGCCGGTTACACTGTCAACAGGGACAACCACGCGCTCAGCGTGGAAACTACCGAAAACATTTTAGGAGAATACAAAGATGAGTTGGGGCGAACGAAGTTGTATATGGTATGGGAAATGCCATTTGAAACCAGCATTTGAAACTTGCAACGTGGACTGTAAAGACTACAGACCCAACGGAAACGTGCCAGATTCAAAATCAAAAAAGGAAAGAGAGAAACTTAAATGAAACGACTACTCGCATTTTTCGGAAGACTACTCGGAAAGACAAAGAAACTTGTCCCGCAGATTCCAGCGGACGTTATAGCCTGGTATGACAAGATCGGCGGAACGAAGACGATTTTCACATTCATCGACAGCGCGGCTGGCTTCAAGAGGCTTGACCAGGAAGCCCGACGGATTTACGCCAGGAAAGCACTTCAGAACTTCATCAAAAACAGATGGTCGCTTGAACTGCCGGACTCCATAGCGAACATGCTTATTGAAATGGCGATACTGGCAACCAAACCCGACAGGTTCCCATAGCAAGTTCTTCCGTAACTTTCGCCCAAGGCGACACCTGAGCCACAAAAGGCGGGTATTCTTTGCTCGGCAGGGAATACCCGCTCAGAATCGCAATCTAACGCTATACAACCGGGGGAAACAATGAAACTACACGAGATGAAACGACCAATGAACCCAGGAGAGCCGCAAAAAGCGCACCTCGCACTCAAAGAG